GGTAATCAGTCGCAGTCGAAAGGCTGGGCAAGCCTTGTATCACGCGGAGCAATTCGCAGGGAGACTCTACCGAGACAGTCCTACTCCCGATACAAGGTCGGGTTCAATCCCCGTCGTGAGAAAGCAAGGGGGTGGCTCCATACAGAGACGTTCTTTGAATCACGGTTGATTCCTTGACAGGACAACCGTGTTCGCTTCGGAGGATCACCACCAAAGACATTCTCTGAACGATTCTTCTTGATTTGAATGAGAAAAAAAGGAAACTAACCACGCAACACAAAAACATGAACGATAACTTCCAAGTAGGACACGCAGGATGGAGTCCTGATTACAACTCCAATAAACTTAGATACATAGGCACGATCAAACTAGACAGGATGCTGTTTATCTACGCTCTTAATGGCGTTATAAAATGCCTATCCGCACAAGAAATCCAAGAGGCTGAATTACTAGCCGCAGGATGGAAGCACACCGCAACGATTGACCCTGCCCGATGGATTGAGGAGATGGCAAACGGGTATCAAGAACCAAGCGATATGCTGGATGAAATTCAATTTATTCCGAACAAACAATGACCACCCACCCAACAGAACGCAACAATGCGCGGTGTTGTTTTAACTGTAAGCATTGGAACGGAAAACGCCGCAAAGATAGGGCATATTGCTACCGATTAAACTTGAACGGAAAGGATGCCACATACGGTAACGAAGTGTGTAAATTGTGGGAGAAGCGCATAAATTCTGTAAACTAATGAAAACAATAGAAGATCAGACTCTTGAATACGCAGAAGCCCTCAATGATATTGCGGATATCCTCCAATTACCAACTGGGGTAACATCCGCAGAAATTGTTGCTGCGTGTCGGGAATTGCTAAACAGCCCTGTTCAAACAGAAGAACCGTAGAGGAATAATCCCCTACGGCTCTCTGAACACACAAACACGCCGAAAACGAAACGGCAAAGCAATAAGAGCAGAGTGCGTTGAAATGTCAACCTTCTTTTTTCAACAGAGATAGAAGCTCATCCAGTGTCGCCACGCTGCCGACAATCTTCATTATCTCGTTTGTATCTACGCACTGGCGAAGGTCGGCAAAGAATCTCTCACGCTCGTCCTGGATAAACTGGATGATTGCTTTGAACTCGTCACGGTCTGAGAGTGCGTTGACGGCTTGCTGGATGGTTGGTTTAGGGAATGGTGTCATTTGAATGGGCTGAGTTTTTTAGACAATCTCATTTTGGCGTGTTCAATCGCCTTCTGCATAATTGCTTCTGGAATTGGTTTTTTATTAGGAATGATTTCGTTTTGCATAAGGGAAATCTCATCTTTGCTTAATGACGGAACAAGTGTTGGGAAATCAATCTGTTTCCCGTCAACTTTTATTGCTCCGCTTTGGGTAGAGTATTCCGTAGCAACTCCTCCATCAGGTAGTTTTATTTCCCCAAGAAAGCCTGTGCTTTTAGATGATCCATCTGGGCGATTGCCGTAATCTTTTTTTAGCTTAAAAGGTAGCCCGAATTGTTTTGATGGTGAAGGCATAAAGTTATTTAAGTCTGCCTTTAGGCTTATTAGTTGCTGTGCGGGGAAATCCGCGATTCTTGCTTACTGAGACAGAAGCTATGTTGCTAGCACGGTTGTCTTTTGGATTGTTGTTCTTGTGGTGAACATCCTTACCGTCTCCGTTAGAAGACATACCTAATTTTACAGCCTTGGCGCGTCCAGCGTTACGTCCAGCCCTGCGAGTAATCTGCTTGGGCTTCCCGTGATATTCTTGATACTCTTTTTTATAGTCTCTCATCACTTCATAGGCTTACGTTTAGTTGTTTTCTTTGGCATTTTACCCATCTTGATTTCAATCTCGACGTAGCCTTTGCCTTTCTTGCCTTTGCCGTATTCCTTGCTTTCGTGGCCGCAGCCATTTGATTTTCTTTTCATAGATTGTTGTCGTTCGCGTACTTTATTGGATTGTTGGTGTTCGCCTACTTCATTGACTTACTGCCCTTGCACTTCCACTTGCGCCTCGACAGGTTGTTTGGACTATTAGGATCAGACTTCCAATCACCCTTAATCTTTGCAGACCTAGCACAGTAAGAATTTCCTTTGGCCGTGCCTGGACGAATACGATCACCGCCATCTGCTGCTTTACCGGCTTGCCCAAACTTCACGGTTCTCTTGCGTCCAGTAGCAGGATTGGTGACTATCTTTGTAAATCGCTTTTCCATTATGGTTGATTAAGATTTTTCTAAAAGCGATAATAATGCCTCTCTACGCTCACTGCTTGGTGGAGTTACGGGTTCAATTAGGTATTCGCATTCAAAGGCAAGGATAGCAGGAGGGTCAATCAGTGAGTAGTATTCTGGACGAGTGGCAGTCCTACGCAAGCAAGTCTCGCAACCTTCACGCCAGCATGAATCCGCACCGTCCTCAACCCATTCACCATTGCAACGGGCTACGTCACTTGGCAGCTTGTTCATTTTTTCTTCGCAGTCTTGGCTGAGTCGCGGAAGTCTTTCGCAGTCGGTGCTTTTTTGCTGCCAACCTTGTTCATCTTCTCTCCGCTACCTGCTGCGATACGTTTGCGTTTAGCATTGATGTTACTGTACAGTCCTTGTTTCATAATGTTATTGTTCCATTCCTTGAGTTGTCATCCCACCCATCTCGGCAGGTGCTGTTCCAATACGTCCAATCTCGGCGTTCTGTGCCTGCTGTAGCTGGAATTGATACTGTCCGGCATACTTCTGCAAGCGAGCCGCAAAAGCCTCGTCTTGCTGCGCTCTAGCCGCAACATCGGGTTGCTGGACGTATGCCTGAACCATCTGCATCGCAATCTGTGCGCCGTTAGGTTGTGCTGGAACTTCAATACCAGCGAATATCTTAGCGAGGTCATCAGTGACGTTCTTCTGAACCTTCTGCTGTGCTTCTTCCGCTGGTTGAAGAACGTAATCCGCAAAGATTGGATTAATCGAGGAAGCCGCAAACTCAAGTAGCTTGTTTACATCCATGATGCCATTGCGATCCAACTGAACCAACTGAACCATATTCTTCAACTGAGTCTCCGCTGTCTCAGGATCATTCGACAAAGAATCAAACGACACCATAATGGAGAAGTTTTCATCTGGACTGCCCTTCTGCATCACCTGCGGATTAGGATTACCCGTAACTTGGAAGAAAACTTCATCTGGTCCCATACGCTGATACAGCTTCCACGCCATTGTAAGAACATCCTTCACATGATCGAGAAACTTACCAATGTAATATTGCTGCCGCGCCGACGAAAGGGGATTTGTAAGGTCTAAGCCAATAGCCCTATCCGCTTGCCCACGCATCGAAAGCTCACTTTCAACAGAGCCATCATCACGTGGAGGAATCGGACCGAATGCAATTTCACCCAAACGCCGATACGGGACTCTGCGACCTGGCCCCCAATCAGAAGGAGGCCTTCCAGCAGGATGCATAATAGGAGGTAGAGTTGCAAGAGACGCACGGTCAATGCGGCTGTCACGCTCTGTTTTGATTTGCATCTGTGGTCCACGGAGAATATCGGAGAAGGTTTGCACCTCATACATCCTCTTCTGGTCATTAGCAAGGCGGGTGACTACGAAAGGATAATCGTCGTATCCGTTAAGTAGTTCATGCTTTGCAAAGCCTTCTGTCTGCGGATGGAACACGGTGCAGTAAATACCCTCGGAACCATCTTCTTCGTCAATCAAACGCTGATACGCATAGACAACCATCACCAAGTCATTGTCATCGGTGATTGGAAGGCGTGTTTGAGTCTTAACCTTCTCGCCATCGAGATACATGGAGTCTTTCCCACGGAGAGTTTCAATAGCGTTATCCACCCATTTACGATCCCAGCCTTCATTCGTTACTTTTTTCTCAAGCTCTTGAGCAGTAAGGAAGGTGCGCCAGAACATATACGGAGCGCGTTGCGGGTCTGAAATGTAAGATGGGAACATCACTTCACCATCTGGAGCGCAAGCATAGACAACAGGACAGTCAACCGTTTGGCGAGGAAGTGGGATTTCTGCCGCTCCCATCTTGCGAAGGTCTTTGATTGCCTTCTTAGCTCGCTTGGTGGAAAGGTCAGGAAAGGAATCTTGAATTAGATTCAGCAGCAACTCGTCATCCTGCCCACTAAGGATCAGTTCAACAAGGTCAGGGGATGCTTCACCAATCTGTTCTAAGCTGATGCTTTGGAGGTAAGAACGCTTCTCACGATTCCACCCAACGTAGGAAACCATGATTCCCTTCTCCATTAGGTAGTTCCCGCCAAGCTCCATCTGCCGCTTAAAGTCAGGAATGTAAGAAGAACGCATCCATTTGAGAAAGCCGGAAACAATCGCAGCCTTAGGCATTGCTGCCATTGAAGTCGGGAACGCCTTGATATGGGAACGAGCCAACGCTTGATCGAACAAGGCGACATACATATCAATGCGTTCCCCGACAACATTCACTTCCTGATCGGAAGCTCCTTGCCAAGGAAAAGCATTTGCTCCGTTTTTGCGAAGGTCATCTGACTTGCCATCCCAGATATTCCGGCGGTCATTGTAAGAACGCAAGCAAGACTCAAAGTAGTAATCCAGATCAATTAAGCAGGTGTCGTAAGCATTTGCCAACGCGCCAATATCAGGTTCTTTGTCCACATAAACAAGGGACTCATCTTCTATTTCTTGAACTGGATTCATTGTGTATATTGGTAGTAGTCCCCAAGGTCGGAATCAACAAGGGTAACATTAACTTCTTTTCCAAGCAAGCGTTTTGCCATCTGAGCGGGAACTTTGATATTAACGCTGAATCCGTCAATTCGTCCTTTTACCCATGTCGGATTGTTACAAGTCTGCAAAATCATTGCTCTCAAGGCAGCTTGTGGAATGTCTGCAATCACAGCCTCAACAACCTTGGCTGGTCGTCCTCGTTTCTTTGGTTCTTTTTTTGCAATCATACTAATAGCCTCCACCTCCCTGAGTTGTAACTAAACTGACGGAATTGTCAACATGATCTATTCCGGAAATTGCAGCGTAGCGTAAAACGTCGATAGGGTCTTTCCATGCTTCCTTTAATCCACCATCTCCAGTGTATTCTGACAACGCTTGGATAATGTTCTCGCAGTCAGAGCTAATGTAGAAATGCGGTCGGTTGACAGAATCCTGCGGCTTAGATGTATCCCATGCCATTTTCCCGATCAATGCTTGCAGACCGTCATCAATATCCAACCCAGGTGCAGGGATACAAACCATGCCAGCGTCATTCAAATCCTCGATAATTGAAGAGGAACCATCCTGCACTTGATACTTTGCAGCACCTAGTCTAGGGTCAATTAACCGCTCAAAAATATCCTCGTCGCCTTCCATCTGCTCAATAAGCTCAATGTAGTCACGGATACCGTAACCCTGCCCCTTAGCCCCCTCTCCAGGCATCCACTTACCGCTTCGCCATTCCGCCCAGTCGCCCACGTCAACCCCAGGCCATTCGCGGTAAACCCACATTGTGCCAGTCTCGTCCACGGCTATCCAGCACATGAACCAGTTCTTTGCTCCGGCAGGGTCGATAACGTGATACCTTGTGACGTTATGAGTCGGTATCTTGTCCGGCTCTACCACGTTGACCACCTTGTTGAATTTAGGGAACTTGGTAGCGTGGGATTTCATCGGCACACCGTATGCACGAATCAAAATCTCTTCCCGTGTCCTGCCTTTCAGCGTTTCTTTGATGCGCTCGTATCCACCGAAAGCATTGTCTTGCGAGTGAAAGTAATGCACGGACGCATTGAGTTTCTTTGACCGCTGGACATACGGAACTAGCTCATTGTTAAGGAGTTCCGCTTCCCTGCTTTCAACCGTTGTTGCTCCGTCTAAATACTCCTTGATAACCTCAGTCCACCCGTCAATCGGGGTAAACGTCACCAGCATCTTTGAGTTGCGAGTTGCAAGTCGGAATCGCAACGTATTTATCAGTTCGGGACCGAGAAGGTATTCGTCCAGCCATACGCCTATATTGTGCCAGACTGGATTTCTAGATCCAAGTTCCGCACCTTCTAGAATCGTAGGATTATTCTGATACTGGGAATACGTCTTAAAAATAATCTGTGAACCGTTCGGAAGGATTAGCGATGAGTCAGTAAATCCGGTTTTCTTCTTGTAGGAAATGTAGGCGTTTGCGCTAGTAAACTTAGTCTTTAGATACTCTGGAAGCCAAGCCCACACTGCGCTTTGTTGCTGGCGGATAGATACTTCGGACGTTTGAGCAAAGCAGAATATCTCGGAGTTGGGGTTCTCCACGGCAGCACGGACAACAGAGAACGCACCCCATTGAGTTTTCCCTGACCTGTTCCCTCCAAGTGCTAGAATTTCATTAACCTCATGTAGTTGTTCTTCTGCTTTAGTCCAGTGAGGCAAACGGAAACCATATTGATATGGGTCTTTCTCAGCGTTCTCAATCGCTTCGTGGTAAATACGATGTATTGACAACACCTCTTCTGGGGTCATCTGAATTATTTCCTCGTCCGATGGAGGAGTAAGTATTTGATGCGATCTCCAAATCATAGTAACTCAGCTTCAACTACCTTACCTTTGGCAATGCGTGATCTTGCCTCATTGATAAGATTTGCAGCGTCATCTAGACTAGCCCCCTTGCGATGTTCAACAACAGTAGTAGCCATGCCCGTAAGCTGTGCTGCCTTGTCTGTGAGGATACCAACGGTAATTGCCAGCTTCTCAGGTGAAATCTTAGCGAGGCTGTCTGGGTCGTCAAATAGCTGTGTGGCGCGTTCAAATAGCAAATCGGTGTATTCCTGCGCTGCAATAGCGTAACGCATAGAGAACTCCTTTCGCTTCGTCTCTAGGGTGTCATTGTGCCGCCACTCCAACGCACGGATAACGTCCCGCCCGATTCCTGTTTTCTTGGAAATCTCAGTTATCCTTGCGCCCTGAGATAAAAGGAACAACGCCAACGCTGCCTTGTGTGGAGCATAATGCTCTACGTTATTGCGGGATAAAGACTTGGCACGTTCACGCACCTCAAGGAACCACTCGCTCTTGTCAGGGCGGTCGTCGTAGTAGTTCTCTTTAAACTTTTCTAGTTTTTCATCACTCATTTCGTTTTTCACCAGAGCTACCTAAAGCCACGGCGATTCCGGTTGCAACACTATTATCGCGCATCCTTCCAATTTGAGGCATTTTTTGTGGACTTGTAGGAGCGTTAGCGGAAACTGCTTTCGCCACTTTGCGTTCAATAGCAGACTGAATAGACAATGCTCTTTCGATCTCCTTATCAATAGCAGGACTTACTTCTGTCCTAACTTCCTTTGCTGGCTCGCTGCCAACCTTGCGAGGAACCCGTTTACGTTTCCAATTTTCCCAAGCTGAAGCAAGGGCTTCAAGGTTTCTGATGTCTCCTTCAAGTTTTTGGATAACGGATTGCTTTGTTGATTCTGTAAGGTTTTTTGCATTTTGTGCTTTAGTTAGTGCTTTTTCAGTTTGCTCCCAAGCGGCTAGTATCTTCTCATCGGAGACTCTTGAAACAAATGTATCAAATTCTGGAGTTGTAGCAACCATTTTTGCATTTTTTCCTCTGCCGACCATTGATGCACCAAGTTCAGATATT